CAGAATTTTGACCCAATCCTGATCTCGTTAGTTCGTCGTGCATTGCCTAACCTGATTGCTTATGATGGTGCTGGCGTTCAGCCAATGACAGGTCCTACAGGACTGATCTTTGCAATGAGAGCAAGATATGCTAACCAGAATGGTTCAGAAGCTTTCTACAACGAAGCTAACACAATCTTCTCTGGTACTAGCTCACAAAACAACCCATACGGCTTTGCTGGTACTCCAGCTACTGACGTTGGCACTAACCCTGTTGCAAGCTTGGCTGCTAATGCTTACACAACAGGTATTGGTCTACCAACTGCAACTGCTGAATTCTTGGGTTCAGAGAGCAACGCTGCATTCCAGCAAATGGCATTCAGCATTGAGAAAGTTTCCGTAACTGCTCAAAGCCGTGCATTGAAAGCTGAATACTCACTAGAACTAGCACAAGACCTGAAAGCAATTCATGGTCTAGATGCTGAGACAGAACTAAGCAACATTCTGTCAACAGAAATTCTAGCTGAAATCAACCGTGAAGTTATTCGTACAATCTACACCACTGCTGTTACTGGTGCTCAGTACGGTACAACAAATGCTGGTTATTTCGACTTAGACACAGACTCAAATGGCCGTTGGTCAGTTGAGCGTTTCAAAGGTCTGATTTTCCAAATCGAGCGTGATGCTAACGTAATTGCAAAGCAGACTCGTAGAGGAAAAGGTAACGTTCTGATCGTTTCTTCAGACGTTGCTTCAGCTATGGCTATGGCTGGTGTTCTACAATACACACCTGCTCTACAAGCTGACCTACAAGTAGATGACACAGGCAATACATTTGCTGGTCTACTACATGGTCGTATCAAGGTTTACATCGATCCATACTTCGGTGGTTACACAAGCAACCAAGAACTAGTAACAGTTGGATATAAGGGTGCATCTCCTTATGACGCTGGTCTGTTCTATTGCCCATATGTTCCACTACAAATGGTTCGTGCTGTTGACCAGTATACATTCCAACCAAAAATTGGATTCAAAACTCGTTACGGTATGGTAGCTAACCCATTTGCTGAAGGTATCGTAAAAGGCAATGGTGCTCTAGCTGCTCGTAGCAACGTGTACTATAGAATTTTCGGGGTCAAAAATTTAATGTAAGTCTTTGTTTTAAAAGACTTTTAATTAAATCACCGTTAAGAGTGGTATTTAAAGAGAGTTCTTCGGAACTCTCTTTTTTTGTTATAAATACATATAGTTCTTTACTGGAGGTATTATGGAAGATATATTTGAATCATTAAAAACTATGACGTTTGATATCAACGAACATAATCCATCACTCAGAAAACATGGAATAGGGTTGCCACACATGGAAGATACAAAAAAAGTATTGAGTGACATACAAAAACAAAGATGGAAAGACGGAAAATATGATGCCGAGAAACTTAGATTGTCTAGAATAGGGTTCAAACAACCAGATAGTCAAAAACAAAAAGTAGCAAAATTTTTTTCTAAAAAGTGGTTAGTAACTTCACCTGAAGGCCAAATACAAGAAATAGAAAATTTAACTAAATTTTGTAGAGAAAATAATTTAGACCAAGGTAATCTTTCTAGAGGATACCATAAAGGTTGGAAAGCAGAAAAGATATCATAAATACTCCATAAGGAGATTTAAATGGCTCAACTAATTCCTCAACCACAAAATACGAATTTCTTACAGTCTACAAAGTTTGTATTGACTTTTCCTAGAATAAGCAATACACAATATTTCTGTCAAGAAGTTAATTTGCCTGGTGTTTCTACATCTGAAATTTCACAAGTAACTCCATTTGTTGATCTATACAGACCTGGTGATAAGCTAGTCTATGAACCATTAAATGTAACCTTTATTGTTGATGAAGAATTACAAGCTTGGTTAGATATTCACAATTGGTTAAGAGGAATGACTTTTCCTACTAACTTTGAAGAATACCAGAATCTAAAGAATCTATCACCTGTAGCATATTACGCACCAAAACCACAATATTCAGATGGTATGTTAAATATTCTAAGTGGATTAAACAACAAAAAAATAACTGTACAATTCACTGATATTTTTCCAACATCATTGTCTGCAATTCAATTTAATTCTACCGACACTGACACTCCAACTATTACTGCCACAGCAAGTTTCAGATATTCTTGGTATGATATAAGTAAGGCTTGACATTAATTAATTGGTTATGATATAATGAAAATTGGTTAACTTTTATAGTTTTTTATTATGGAAAACTTAGAGCAAGTATTGAAATATTGGGAAACTGATTCTGTAGTAGATGAAACAGAACCATCTAGAGAGATCATTCGTATTCCAAATCTTCACAGCAAATATCTAAACATTATGACTAAGCACAAGATTGCTGTCAAAAAAGCTACCTTTGATTACCATAGAATGAAGAAAGTCAAATGGGAGTATTATACAGGTAAGATGGATGAAGATGAACTCAAGCAATACGGCTGGGAACCTTTTCGTTTTACCCTCAAATCCGATGTGTCTACATACTTAGAGAGTGACGGTGATTTAATCAAACTTCTAGAGAAAAAGGTATATCATGAAGAAGTCGTTGAAGTCTGTACTGCTATTCTTAAAGAACTAGCAAATAGAACATGGCAACTTCGTGAACATATGACGCATGAAAGATTCATTCAGGGAGCTAGATAATGCCTAATATTGAGTTCTATGAATCTATAGATTTTAATCCTATACCGATATTCACATTTAATTTTGAAAAAAACTTCATCACAGAAGAACATGTTGATGCATTTGCGAAATTAAACTATTTAAAAAATGCACGATCTTCTGTGCAAATTAATCATGGTTATGGTGATGATATTCTAGAATTGGAAACATTTAAAGATTTAAAAAAATATTTTGATGAAGCAATTAATTTATATACCAATAAAATATTAAAAATCAAAAACAATTTTAAAATGATTCATTCTTGGGTTACAAAGAATGAAAAGTATTCTAATCATTACCTTCATACTCATGATAATATTATGTTGTCAGCAGTTGCATATTTCAATGAAGATTTGATTGATGAAGAATTTTCTCCTATTCTTATATATGGAAAAGGATTAAAAACTATATTTCAAGATTTTAATTTTGAATTAGATGTAATTGAATATAATAAATATAATTCGACTTCGTGGACTATATTTCCAAAACTGAAACAAATAATTGTGTTTCCTGGGCATCTTTTACATGAGTCTGCAATTAATGATTCAGACAAAACTAGATATTGCATTGGTACTAATTACTTTATTGAAGGAGAAGTTGGACTAAGTAGATATACTAGATATAATATAAGTATATCTAAAACTTCAAAAAATGAATGATAATTTGATCATAACAAAAAAGAATGAAGTATATGCACACATAGAATGTGAAAAACATTTAGCCAAAGAGCTATCTGAATATTTCACATTCTTTGTGCCTGGTTATCAATTCACGCCAGCATTTAGAAATAGAATCTGGGATGGTAAGATAAGATTATTTGACCAAAGAAGCAATAATATTTACTTAGGTCTTTTACCATACATAGAACTGTTCGCTAGTGAACGACAATATGATATTGAGTATGGTGAACCAAGACCAGATTTAACAGACGATTTTTCAGTATATCTTGCAAATAAATTTGTAGAAGAACTTAATCTACAAGCACATGGTAATCCTATCGAAGTTAGAGATTATCAGCTAAATGCATTCATTCATGGCATAAGACATCACAGAGCATTATTACTGTCTCCTACTGCTTCAGGTAAATCTCTCATCATCTATCTTTTTATACGTCAGTTTATCGATTACAGAGGCTACAGAGGGTTAATTATAGTCCCGACTACATCACTAGTAGAACAATTATATACTGACTTTATAGACTATTCTTCCGCTAACGGATTTGATGTAGAATCTAATGTACATAGAGTTTACCAAGGTAAAGATAAAGTATCAGAGAAAAATCTGATTATCTCTACATGGCAATCTCTATACAAGTTACCAAAAGAATACTTTGAACAGTTTGATTATATAATAGGGGATGAAGCTCATTTATTCAAAGCTCAATCTTTGACTAGCATAATGACTTCTTGCACTAATACAAAATATCGTATTGGTTTGACTGGTACATTAGATGGTACAAAAACACACAAACTTGTACTAGAAGGACTTTTTGGACCTGTAGAAAAGGTGACCACAACGAAAAAGCTAATTGAAAATGAACAATTAGCAGACTTTAATATTAAATGTCTTATACTCAAACATCCAGAAGAAACAGCAAAAGATTTAAAGAAAAAAGAATATAAAGACGAAATAGAGTATTTGATTGGATGTGAAGCTAGAAACAAGTTTATCAAAAATCTAGCATTATCACTCGGTAATAATACATTAATATTGTATCAATATGTTGACAAACATGGCCAATTGTTGTATGATTGGATTACCAATGCCAAGAATATAGGCAACAGAAAAGTATTCTTTATTCATGGTGGAGTTGATGCGGAAGAAAGAGAAAAGGTTAGACGAATAATGGAGGAAGAAAACGATGCAATTGTTGTGGCTTCTTTTGGTACTTTTAGTACCGGCATTAATATACGCAATTTACATAACATTATCTTTGCGTCTCCCTCTAAGTCGAGAGTACGAAATCTACAATCAATTGGTAGAGGACTTAGAAAAGGAGAAACAAAAGACAAGGCAACCCTCTTTGATATTGCCGATGACCTTCGAGTCGGCAAACACATGAACTTTACATTAAGACACTTTGTGGAAAGAACAAAGATATATAATGATGAGGGGTTTCCTTATAAACTCTACAAAATAGGACTCAAGAATGGAACAAATTAAAATAGTCCGTCTAAAAACTGGAGTTGACATTATAGGTACTATCATTGAGGAGAACTATTCAACTTACATCAAAGATGGTATGATCATAGAGATTCAGGATGATATTCGTGGACAAAAACAGGTACTAACACTTGCTAATTGGGCTCCTTCTTCCATAATAAAAAACAACGAATGTATAATTGGTGATAATGATATTCTTACAAAATTTGAACCTACAGATCAATTTGTGGAACATTATCTTGGTACTTTGAAAGCTTTATCATCTATGGCTAAAGCAAGAAAAGAAGCTGATAAACTTACAGATGATGAAGTAATTGATTTGATTGAAGCAATGGAAGAGAAAGAACAACATACTCTCCAGTAATTAATCCTTTTATTAGCATCATTCTGGACATACTCATTATATGAGCCTGTCAAGAACTTGTCAACACTTTTTTATGGTAAACTTATGAAACAAAAGCATTATGTCAACAACGAAGATTTTCTCAAAGCACTGATACAGTACAAAAAAGACTGTAAACAAGCAAACAAACTTAAACAACCAAAACCACAAGTTCCCAATTATATTGGTGAATGTTTTATGAAGATTGCCGAAGGGTTGTCTCATAAACCAAACTTTATCAATTATCCGCATCGTGATGAAATGATTGGTGATGGTATAGAAAACTGTTTGATGTATTTTGAGAACTTCAATCCAGAAAAGTCTAAAAATCCATTTGCTTATTTTACGCAGATAATTT